CGACAAACCGGCAGGGCGCTACTTCAAACCAGCTATTGATCTGCTGTTTTTGCCGATCCAGCGCGACCATTGTCGACATGCCTACCTATCCGAGATGGATCGTCGGCATCTGCCTGGGGGCTATACGCGATGAGCAAGACGCGCGTGGTGCAAGTGCGCTTGATCCTCTCCGCGCCGCCGCCTCATGTGCGGCTGCCGATGGGGGTGAGCTACCCGCTGCCGCCCGAGACGCGGGATTGGCTTTTCGGTCTGATGGATGAGGCGCACGTTATCCGCATGGACGTGGTGCAGCTTTCCCCTGGGGAGTTTGAGGGGCTACGATCAAGCGGCTGGCCGATGCGGGCGAAGCGCAGCGTGGATTGGTGGATGGTCGGCGTCTGGGCGTCGTACATGGCGCTGATTGGTGGTGGTTTTGGTTCGCTGGCGGTTTTGCTGGCGCAATGTAGCAAATGACTAAGGAGTAACACATGGGCAAGACTGTACACAACGACGTGCTGGACGGCGCGCTGAACATCCTCAAAAACAACGCGACCAGGCAGACGGCATGTAGCGCCGAGCCGACGACCTACGCGGAGGGAAACGCGACCTATGCGCTGGCAGACATCACTATTGACTCCACCGATTTCACGGTTGCGAACGGCGATGTCAGCGGGCGTAAAGCCACGATTGGGGCACAGAACGGCGTACTAATCGACACGAGTGGCACGGCAACGCATATCGCGCTGCTCGATGTGGCCAACAGCAAGCTGCTGTATGTGACGACATGCACCTCGCAGGCGCTGACGGCGAACGGCTTGAACACGGTGAACATGCAGGCCTATGACATCGAAATCGCTGATCCGGCTTAATCATGACGCTACTCGCTGAAATCCAATCCGGCCCGCTGGCCGAAGAACTTGCCCCGCATGTGGCGATTCGGCACGACGCGATGGTCGCGAAGCTGCTAAACGACCCGCGATATGTGGTGCTTGGCCCGGTTAGCCGAGAGCTATTTGTGATATGGGCAGCAGCGGGGCCGAGGGCGTCGATTGAAGACATCGCCGCTGAGAAAGTCAATCCGCTCCGCGCGTCGGCGTTGACGTTGCTGGACTTCATGCGCGGAGCGGCCCCGGCGCTTGATCTTGGGCATCCGTCTGTCACCGGGCTTTTCGATGCCTGGGTGGCAGCCGGGGCGATCACAGTGGAGCAGAAAGCGGCGCTTGAAGTCCTTGCCGTGCGCACACTAAGCCGCGCAGAGCAGGCTGGTCTCGGGTCTATTCATCACTCGCAGGTTTCGGCCGCGCTCAACGGGGGTTAATCATGGCAGCAGGAGATATTACCTATACCACGTCGTCATCGCTGACGCTTACAGGTCTTGCCGGGCTTGCCTCTGGCGGTTACTGGGGGTCGGCGGCGATTGATTTCACTTCTGGCAACTATCAAGAGATCCAAGTGGGCGGCAAGATCGTGGTCAATGGCACCATCGCTGCGGATGGTTATATCGCGGTCTTTGCCTATGGCAGCTACGACGGCACGACGATGACGGCGGGACTCAACAACGTCACGTTGCCCGGCGCGATTACCTGGGGCACAAATACCGGGGCGCTGAGCTATCAGGATTTGCGTTATCTCGGCTCGGCGCAGGTGGATGATACCGACGACGGCGACACGGTCGAATTCGGCCCGTTTTCTGTCGCGGCGGTGTTCGGCATGTTCCTGCCAGAAAAGGCGGGTATCGTGATCTACAACGCGACCGGGGCCGCGCTTGACGCAACCGGAAGCGGGAATGAGATCGTCTGGAACGGCATCAAGATCGCGGCGGCATAGATGGTCTGGATTCCTCAGCAGCAGATTTGGACGCAGCAGCCGCAGTATCCGAGGCCGGTGAATCAGGAGGTCTTCCCTGGAGCCGACATCCTGTGGAACGCTGCGGTTCCGGCATTCACAGCGGCGGGGCCGAAGGTTGCGTCATTGACCAAGGCACGGTTAGTGACTAATGGTGGGCTGGCAATATCTGGCGGGTACGTCGGCCTGTCGGCCATCATACCGTCGATGTATTCGAAGGTATGGACAGAGGTTGGCTGTGTCCGGCTGGACGGTTATGCGATGACGACGGTATCTGCACGGCCTGATGGGCAGACGATTGTTTTTAACGGGGGTTATGGCCCAATCAACCTCGTGATGTGGCTGGTTGCTGATGTCACAATTTCAGCCGGTGCGCTGCCCATTGGCGTTGTAAATTATGCGGTGCGTCGAAACGGGTCTCAGCATGTTGCATGGATCAATGGCAAATTGTACGGGAGCGCCACCAATGCAAGTGCCCCTAAAGCGTCAACCGGCGCGCTGACGGCTATCGGAGCATATGCCTCTAGTGGCGCTCACGCTGGATTATCGCCGCTCTCCGCAACCCAAGGTATCCTCGCAGTAGGGCGCACGCCAATTGCCCTTCCGGATGCGGCGTGCTGCGAATTGAGTCGCAACCCGTGGCAAATCTTCGCCCCATGATCGAGGCCTCGTAAATGCCGATCAGGTTCCTTTATTTTGCGGATGCGGGCGGCGGCGGGTCGTCCAGCGATCTCGCCATCCAGGACGCGACGCACGCGCATTCGGTCGACTCGCCAGTCCTTGTTACGCAAAGCACGCTTGTGGTTGCCGATGCGTCACACGCTCACGCCGCTGACTCACTTACGCTATCGCCTGTCCTTGTCGTTGATTTGACGATTCAGGAGGCAAGTCACGGCCACGCTGCGGACAACGTTGCGCTAGCGGTGCAGAGCTTCCTGTCAATTCTCGACGCGAGCCACGGCCACACGTCAGACGCGCTGACGCTGACGACGTTGTCGGTCTTGTCGATTGCCGATGCATCACACGCGCATTCGGTCGACTCGCCAGTCCTTGTCACGCAAAGCCCGCTTGCGATTGCCGATGCATCACACGCGCACACGTCGGACTCTCCCATCCTTGTTGCGCAAAGCACGCTTGTGGTTGCCGATGCGTCACACGCTCACGCCGCTGACTCACTTACGCTGGCGACGCAAAGCACGCTTGTGGTTGCCGATGCATCACACGCTCACGCCGCTGACAATCTGACGTTATCGCCTGTCCTTGTCGTTGATTTGACGATCCAGGATAGCACGCACGCGCACACGTCGGGTACGCCGGTGCTCACCAACATACCCCCGACCAGCAAACCCGGCTATATCGCGGACGACACCTATCGAAGTTTCTCGTCGGACGACACCTATCGAAGTTTCTCGTCGGACGACCCGCTCCGGGTGTTCGCGACCGACGATCTTGCAGGAGGCATGCACATGGCACACCGTTTCCCCCCGATTGAGGTCGAGGAAAAAGTCCCGCTCACGTTCCGCTTCGGTGCCGAACTGGCGGACCAAGGCGCGACACTGACCAGCATTTCATCCTTGGCGGTTGCCGTGCGCAATGGCGTGGCGGACGCGTCGCCGAGCTCCCTCGTGACCATATCCAGCATTTCCGGCACCAACGTGGTCGCTGCGGTGGATGGTCGGACGGCAGGCGCCGATTTCGAGTTGCGGGTGACGTGCGCGACGAGCAACCCCTACCTGGTGCTGACGCGGGTGGGGTATTTGCAGGTGAATGGGTAACAGATGCTGTCTCGCACCATGCGTGGCACAGTGGTGCCGCGTGACCAAGTTCAATGGCGCCGGCAGTGCGGTTGTTGCGTTCGGCGCGCCGCGCATCTGGCACAAGGCCGCCGGCCGCTTGAATTAACCAAGATTTTCAACCACGGAGTACCTGCGCATGAGTGCAACTGATCAGATTGACGAATCCGACCGCGAGGCCGCGCTGGCTGGACTGACCCCGGAAGAACGCGCCGCCGTCGAGGCGGAGGACGACCTTTCACCGGAGGAAATCGCCAAGCAGCAAGCCGCCGAAGACAAGGCTGCCGGTATCACGCATGCCGATGATGACGATGAAGGCGGCTCGCTGGCTGCCGCGCCGATCGAAGGCAAGGACGCCCCGAATACGGCGGTGACGCTGGAGGACGATGATGTCGATGGTGCTGCTGCGCCTGAAGCCAATGCGCCGCAGCCCGTTGTCACTGAGCCGCGCGAATTCAACGTGTCGCTGCGGGGCAATCTGCCCGAGAACTTCGCCGAGCGCCAGGCCGCTCTCGACGAACAGCAGGCCGACCTCGCGAAGCGGTTCAAGGGCGGCGACGTCGAGGCAGATGATTTCATTTCCGAGACGAACCGGATCAACGCCGAGCGCGCCGAGCTGAACACTCAGCGGGTGAAGGCCGAGGTGATGAACGACATCACCGAGCAGACGGCACAGCAGAAGTGGCAGTGGCATGTCGATCGCTACATTGCACGCGCTTCGAAGGACGATGGCGTCGATTACCGTGCCGGCTCCATTAGCGAGGACTTCGACCAGTTCGTGCGTGCGTTGGCGAGCAAGCCGGAGAACCAGGACAAGGACTATGACTGGTTCCTCTCCGAGGCCCACAAGCGCGTCAAGGTTCTGCACGGCATCAAGGGCAAGACCGACGATGCCTTGGCCAACAATGGAAAACCTGCGGGCAGCGAAAAGACTTCACGCAAGCCGCCTGTTGCATCGATTCCGTCGACGCTGGCGAATGTGCCGGGCGGGGACGGCCCCGGCGATGTCGCCGACGAGTTCTCGCACATCGACAAGCTCACAGGCCTCGACTATGAGCGCGCGCTGATGAAGATGTCGCCGGAACAGCGGGATCGTTACATGGCGGCGGCGTAACCGTCAGTCTCGATGAGCAACGAATCCCAGCTCACGCTTGATGTTCGACCAGGCGAGCGCCTGAGCCTTGAAGGGGGGCGCATCGTGGTCGAGGTGCTGGGGAAAAGTGGAAAGGTCACCAAGCTGAAGGTGACCGCTCCGCGAGATGTGAAGATCAAGCGCGAGGAGTGCGATCGTCTCGCGCCATGCGTGGCAGCATGATCGTGTAGAAGCAGCAAAGAAGGGCGCGCAGGAGTGTGCCTTGGTGGATACAACTTAACCAAGGAGCCTATCAATGGCACGCACCATCATCGGCGTCAATGACGCCCGTGCAGTCAAGAAATGGAGCGGCAATCTCGCGCTCGATACGTCGCTGAAGTCCTACTTCAACAAGCGCTTCATGGCGCCCGGCGCCGAGGCAGAAGTGCCGGTGCAGATCCTGACCGATCTGGAGTCGGATGCCGGCGAGGAGATCAAGTACGACCTGCTCGCTGAGCTGACCATGGCTCCGATCGAGGGCGAGGATACCCTCGAAGGCAACGAAGAGAAGCAGCGCTTCTACACCGATTCGGTCTACATCGACCAGGCGCGTTGCGGCGTGAATACGGGCGGCCGCATGACGCGCAAGCGCACGCTGCACAACCTGCGCGAGAAGGCCAAGCGCCAGCAGTCCGACTGGTGGGCTCGTTTGTTCGATGAACTGCTGTTCGTCTATCTGTCCGGCGCTCGCGGCATCAACCCGAACTTCCTGGTGCCGACCGGCTACACCGGTCGTGCCAGCAATTCGCTGGTGACTCCGGATACCAATCACCAGCTCTACGGCGGCAACGCGACGGCCTTCAATAACATCGACTCGGCCGACACGATGACCCTGGCCGCGATCACCAATGCCTTCAACCGCGCGACGGTGCAGGGTGGCGGCATCTCGGGTATCCCGGTCATGCAGCCGTGCAAGATCGACGGCGCCGAGGTGTTCGTCTGCGTGATGCACACCTGGCAGGAGGACGACCTGCGCAAGAGCACGGCGACGGGCGACTGGCTCGACCTGCAGAAGGCTGCTGCCGGTGCCGAGGGCCGCAACTCGCCGCTGTTCAAGAACAGCCTTGGCATGCACCGTGGCGTGATTCTGCACAGCCACAAGAACGCCATCCGTTTCAACAATGCGGGCTCCGGCCTCAACGTGGAAGCGGCGCGCGCGCTGTTCATGGGCGCCCAGGCGGGTGTTTGCGCCCACGGCTCTCCGGGCACGAACCTGCGCTTCGACTGGTACGAAGAGACGCGCGACAACGGCGACAAGGTGGTGATCTCGACCAGCTCGATCTTCGGCTGCAAGAAGACCACCTTCACGACCGAGGCCGGCGCGCAGGACTTCGGCGTGATGGCAATCGACACGGCCTGCGCGTCGCGCTGATCCGCTGATCGGTAATCCAACAACGGCCGGCATTCAAGCGGATGCCGGCCACTGAACAAGGAGCAAGAACATGGGTGTTTCGACCAATACCAACGATTACCTGACCGGCCGCAAGCCGGTGCCGACCAGCGAGTCTGGTCACAAGGTCCTGTCTGTCCGCTTCGCCGTGGCCGTGGGCACGGGCGACCTCGACCTGAACGACATCATCCCGATTGGAAAACTGCCGGCTGGTCATGTGCCGGTGGATGTCTATGTCGACGCGACCGACCTAGATTCGAGCACGGCGGCGCTGATCCTCGATGTCGGCGTGCTCGACTCGGCTGGCACGGGTATTTCGACCGAGACGGCAGACGGCAGCGGCAAGTGGGGCTCCACGACTGCGGCGAACACGGCATTCAACCAGCGTATCGCGTACTACCTGAATGCGATCAATGCTGTCACCAAGTCGAACAGCGACCGGACCATTGCGTTGAAGGTGGCAACCGCGCCGACGGCGGCAGTGGCAGGCACGATCGGCCTGACGCTGTTCTACAAGCCGGCCTGATCCCAGGCTCTCCTCCCGCTCTTTCTGTGAGCGTTTCAGAAGGGGGCGATTTGACCCCCTTCTTTTTTTGAAAAGGTGACAGGATGAAACTCTCAACCGACATCAAGCCGCGCGCCGATGGCAAGGTTGTCGCCACGGCTGGCGGCGCCGCGTATGTGTTCGTGCGCGACGCTGAATCCGGCCAGCTGACGTGCGATGTTTCCAACGAGGCGCACGTCGCCTACCTGCTGGATACCGGCAACTTCTATCCGGCTGACCTTGGCGACATTCCTGCCGGGCTGGCAGCCGTGGCGATGCATGCCGATGCCGTGGACGGCGATCTCGCCGTGGGTGCTGTCTTGCCGTCGACGGAGAGCCCGCAACAGAGCAAGGCTGGTGGCGGCAAGCGGAAGGCCGGCTAAGTTCTCATGGCAACCGTCTGGAGCGCCTTCTACCCCGATTGCCTGCCGGAACTCCCTGGAGCGCCGCAGCCGCTGGTCGATCACACGCTGCGGAATGTGGCCATCGACTTCTGCACGCGCAGCAAGGCGCATCGGGCCGACCTTGCTGTGATTGACGCCGACGCGAGCGTTGGAACCTACGCGCTGACGCTGCCCGCCGGCACGGATCTGGTGGAGATCATCGCGGCCCGCTTCGATGGTTATTCGTTGGATCCGAAGGCGCCGGAATTCCTTGAGCGCCAATACGACGACTGGCAAACCGAAGTTGGCACGCCGACCTACCACACGCGTCAGAGCAGCGACTCGATTCTGATCGTGCCGGCGCCGTCGGCGGATGCAACCGGCGCGATCAAGGTCAAGGTGGCGCTCTGCCCGTCGGCAACTGCGACAGGCCTCGATGACTGGCTGTTCGCCAAATTCCGGAGAGTCATCGCGGCTGGCGCGAAGTCGATGCTGATGGTTCAAACCGGCCGGCCATGGGCGAATGAAAAGCTCTCGATGACCTACGGAGCGCAGTATGAATCGGCCTTGGCGGATGCCACGGTTGCCGCGAACAAGGGGCTCGTGCAATCCCGTCCGCGCTTCTCTGGGAGCTTCTGCTGATGACGCCATCCGACATCATCTCCGACGCCCGTATCCTTCTCCAGGACACGGTGGCCGCCTATCGGCACGCGGACGCCGAACTGCTGAGCTACGTCAATGACGCCGTGGGTGAGGTGGCGAACCTCAACCCCGAGCTGTTCATCACGGTGGGTGATTTCGCCTGCGCTGCCGGCGCTGCCGAGCAGACCTTGGGTGCGGCCACGGCCTTGCGCTTCCTGGAGGTGCAGTCCCTGACGACCGGCGTGGCTGTCACGCGCATGGATGTGCCGACGATGGACGCCTTTTCCCCAGGCTGGCGGGCGGCGGCGGCCGCAGCGGCGGTGCATTGGGGCGAGGTGCCAGGCAGCAAGCTGGGATTCCTGATCTACCCGAAGGCGCCGGCCAGTCAGACGCTGCGGGTCAAGTACGTGCGCACCCCCAAGCAAACTTACACCATCGGCGAATCACTGACGGATGTTCCCGACGCCTTTCAGTCGGGTATGGTCGATTACGTGGTTTCGCGCACGCTGGCGAAGGATGACATGGAGGCCAATCAGGCCACGGCGCTGGCGCTATA